ATAGGCTGCCCCTGGTAGACGCCGCGGACCTGAACACATTGTTTGAACCACCGGATTATCCTGTCCGCCCTGGTCGTATCGAAGACATAAGGGAAATCCTTTGTTCCCTGCCGTTTCAGGTCGTCCAGGTGCCGCTGGCAGGCGAGTATCTCGTACTTGCAGCACTTGTCCCGGAGCTTCCCCTGGGTCACCTGCTTTGCGTAAACGGACACCGGATGGTGAAGACCCGACTTCCACCTAGTCGCCAAACAAATCACCGTCCGGGTCGGCCGCCATGGCCGTCTCCGCACGTTTCTGCGCCAGCCGGACTCGCCCCGTCGGTGTGAGCCCGAGTTTATCTGCATACGACAGCAGATTGCGCTCGAGTGTCTGAAGCTTCGCGGTTATGGTGTCCAATTTGGACACAACCTCGAGTATCTTGTCCGGGTCGACATCCTTTTCGGCCAACGTCTCCATCAGCTGGTTTGAAATCGATATCCACTGGTCCCGGCGGGCGAGCATGGAGCAATAGCCGGCGAGCATTTCGCTGTCCAAGTCGTCCAAGATTGCAAGCCCCTCCATGCGCTTGATGATGTCGCGCCAGTATTTGGACGCTGTCTTGTTGTTCTTGATAAACTTGGGCTTCGACAGCTTAGCCTCGCGTCCGCGGTCCGGCAGAACCTCCTGCTCCGCCGCGCTCCTGGCCTCGATTTCAGCCTTTGTCAGGTTTTTGCTCATGTTTTCAAGCGTCCTGGACGGTGTCGGCATAATTGCTCATCTCCTTTCCCTCGAAATTCCCGATTTGCAGTTCCCTCCGTTGCCCTTCCCGCGCCGGCAGGGGCCCCAAAAATCCTGATGGGGGAATTTTTCTCGCGTCCGAGTCGGCCCACGGTTTTATGTCAAACCAGAGAAATTTTCTCGGGGTGGGGGGAGGGTCCGGGAAATCCTTCGGATTTCCTCACACACGTGCGCCCCCGCGTGCTCTTGCGCGTGTGGCCGTGCGCGCAGGCGCGCGGACGTAGCTTCAGCGCTCTCGGCGCGCATCAAATCTGGGCGATTTTTGAACGTCTTTCGTTCAACTCCCGCATGGTTTTTGCGTTGTGGTGATACTCGCAGAGGCTTTGAAAATTCGATGGGTCAATAAACAGCCCCCAATCACCGCGATGAGGAACAATATGGTCGACGACGTTGGCCCGGACTCTCTTGCCTTCTTTAGCGCACTCCCGGCAAAAAGGCTCTCGAAGAAGCTGCCTCGGCCGGAGTTCTTCCTTCCACAGCTTCGTCTCATACATCCAATGCCAGTCGGTACTCTCCTTCCGCTCCTGCGGCTTTGGCTTATGCTTCTCACACCAGCCCTCACGAGTAACCTCCGCGCATCCCGGATGTCTGCACGGTCTCAGCGGCTTGCTGGCCATACGTTCTTACCTCCCGGCCAAAAAACAAAGCCGGGACCAATCACCGCACCCATCAGGGTTTGGTCATTGGCCCCGGCTCTCAAAGCACTGGCCCATTTTGATGTCCACCGAGTATTCGGTTTTACAGCGCCGGCAGTATATTATCAGCTTCTCGGCTCTGGTATCCTGCCTGACCTGCATCAGCTTCGCGCGGCAGGTCGGGCAGCGGACAAATCCATCTATCACTGGCAAAATTTTACCACAACATCTTGTGCTTTTCAAGCTTTTTACCCCCAAATGCCTGAATTAATCAGAAAATATACATTGTTCCAAGGCTGAAAATTTATTGGCTCTATTTTCTTTTTTGCTTCGGCCTTACCCGTACAGCCTTGGGTTCTTCCGGCAAAAGATATTCGATGTAGCAGAATCGCCCCCATTCGTTCTCTATTGATTCTCTATATAAAACGTACGCATTAACCGGCGGCTCCAATCGCATATTGCCGTCCACCCAAACAGTTGGGGAAACCTCCGGCTTTTTCAGATTCAGCGAAGGCACCCAGGTCCTTGCTCCCACCTTTATATGGCCATACTCCCTGACCTCCTTGGTGAGGTACTTGGCGAGCTCCTCGTAGCCGAAAGTGTCTATCGGCGCAATATGGATGTCGGTGCCATAATTCCAAAGCTTATATATCACTTCATAATCGGCGCCGGTTCCGTTGAGAACAATATGATGGTGTATTCGGCCGTCGCCGTGCTTATCTTCAATGCAATAGATATATTTGAGTTCTTCGCCCTTAGAGCGGCGATAAGCCCTCAGCTGCGCTAAAAACTTTTTGAGCAGCTTCCGGGCTTCCTCTCGGTCCCGAGGCAGGTGGTCGACGTCATATGTAAGCGTGACCATAATGTCTTTGAAATCGAAATTGGCGGCCAATGTCATCTTTAGCTTCTGCCAACTGTACTTGTCGTTCAACCGCTGCCTGGCGGCGCTGCTGCACTTAGATTTTTCGGCTCTTGCTTTGGGTGTGTCATTAGGAAATGGCGACGACCACAATGCCTCTCTTACCAGCCGCCCGGCTTTTATTCTTTTGAACCGTTGCTTGGCCACAGGGGCCGTCTCCTCCTTTACGGCCCCTAGGGCTCTATGGTTATAATGATTGGGGTGATTAAATGAAAATTGACTCTCTCGAGCAATGGGCGCGTCTATCCTCCAAGCTTGCCGAGGAAGGATATATGCTCTGGCAATGGCAGTCCAAGTATGACGAGCCCGAGGGCTTCCATGCCCATTTCGGCGCTTCCGGGAAACCGGATATTGAAGTCATCACGTTTTCTAAAGAAGTCCAGGAAGCGATTGTCAACTATCGATAAAACCGAAACTTATCTCAACAATGAGCTCGGCTGCTTTGTTATGCCGCAGACCGGGCAAATATAGTCTGACGGCTTCATAGTGCCAGCTTCCAGCTCTTTCAGCGCTCGCTCGAAAAACATGCGCAGCTTTGTTTCTCTATCTAGCTCCATCTTCAACCTCTCCACCTCGTCATGCAAGGTAGGTGGTGGAGAAGGCGGTGGTGTCGGCTTCTTCGGAGGCCTTGATTTCGGCATTTATACTCACTTCCTTCTCACGGTCTTCTTTCATAATTTTGACTTTCATCACGCACAAATATGAAGTCTTCGTCCTCCATACGCCTATAGCAATAATCACACCCGAGACTATTAATTATTGGGCAATGCATATAACCGTCTTGATATATCTCAACTGTAGCGAGAATACATTGTTTTACCTTGGAGCCAGTATATTCGACAAACTTCATACCATCCGGGCAAGGTTTACTTCCTACCCATTGGTTTGCGCAACGGTGGGATTTAAAGAAAATGCAGCTAAAGCATTTAATCGGTTTTCGGCTTTCCCATTTTTCGAATAGAGACATTTGCCCCGGCAAGCTATTCATTTCGCTGCGACGTCACTCCTTCGGGGTTTCGTCCCATGTCCGGCCGTCCAACATACGGCCGGCTTTCTTTTTGCCTACTTTAGTCATCATTCCGTCATCCTGGCCATCAAGAGATATGACTGATACTGGTTTCTGAAGTCCAGAATAATTGTCGCAGGGCGCAAAATCCCCCCAGCTCTTGAAAAAGAACGGCACGCCCGCCTCCTGGCACTGGTCTCTTAGTGACCGGACCCAACGCGGGTGCATCGGCCTTGCTCCAGGCCCCGTCTCCCCACCGCAGATTACCCAGTCAACCTGCTCAATGTATGTATGCCTTGGGCCTTCGCCGCCAAATGCCCTTCGTAGTTCTATTGGTCCTAACATCGGTTCAATGCTCACAAACCGCACCGCTGCCGGTATTTGCAGCAATATCGGTATTCGCTCCTCGGCGCGCTGCTGGTTTTCTGTCGTCACTCCGAGCCAGACATTTTTCCATGGAATGCCCCAGTCCTGATAATCAAGGCTGCATATAAACTGCTTGGCTCTTTCCGGACGCTTTGTTAAGATAATGAAAGTATGATGGCGCACCGAAATATGGGTTATGAAGCTGAAAATACAAAAAAGAAAATCATCAGGTACGTAGGGGTGAAATAAATCCCCCATGCTGCATACAAACACCTTCCGTGGTTCCTTCCACTTCAAAGGCTCAAAAAGCCTTTCGGGGTGTAGCGTTACCCGGAATGGTTCATCCGCGGGATAGCCGCACCGGCCGGCAAGCCTTTTTGCCATGCGTGCTGCATAGCAATGTTCGCAGGCTTCCGATATTGGTGTGCAACCGGTGACCGGATTCCAGCTATATTCGGTCCATTCAATCCTTGACTGTGCCATCGTCTACTCCTTTCTCCCAAATCCCCTCCGGGAGCGGCGGGCAGGGCATCCAGTACCTTACCTCCGGCGTCATTTGAATTCGGGCAATGGGGTGCTGCCACTCGGAACCGTTCCAGTAATAGAGCTTTCCGCCATTTTCAGAAAGCGTCCAGTACATGCCGGGCTCCTGCGGATTGCCGAACCGCCAGACCTCGGCCCTCCTGCCCGGGTCGTCCGTCTTGCAGAAGAGATATTCCAGCGAGACGCCAAATAACTCTGCAAGGTCAGCAATCTTTTGCGGAAGTACCCCCGTGTACGGGGTATCAGCATAGATGGAGAGCTTCTCTTCGCCATTCTCGCGCTTAATATAGTCTTCTTCTTGACAATTTTTGAAATAAGAGTCGCTGTAATAATGGCCTAGTATTTTTATGGCCTCTTCAAGGCTGACGCCGGCAGCGCGGCGGGCCTCGCCGAAGCGAATCCATAGCTCGCGGATATGTTCAATCTTTGCTTCTTCCTCAGCCTTTTTCTTCTCTCTCTCAGCTTTGTTTTCGGCACGCTGCTTCCGCTTCTCTTCCTGCACCTCATCCCGCAGCTTAGGGCAGACGGCTTTACAGCTTAGCATTTGACTGCATTTTTTGCAGCAGCCGCTACATGCAGTTTGGTAACCGTTGTACTCTATGTACCTATCCCACATGGCCTCCCTGTTGGTGCAGGGGTTTCCGTCAGTACATTTAATGGCGAATATCTTTTTATGATTATCATGGAAGGCCTGCACCTTCCATTCTGGCAGATACTTCATGTCTTTTTCGACATAAGCCTTGTGGATAAGCTTCTGCAGTTCATCAGTTTCCTTTGCCAGAGCGTAGGCGACCGACTCGTTTATTTCGCCCTTCTCGTAGAGCTCTTTAAATTCCGGGACCAGTTTGTCCTTTATCACCTTGAGCCTTGCTATCCTTGAGGCGGACACCTTGCAGGCCTCGGCGACATAGTCGCGCATCCGGCCCGGGAACTCGTATCCCTGTTCCTTCAGTTGGTATAGAAGCATCTCGACGCGCTCGACCTGCTTTGCCTTCTCCGCCGAGGACAGCACTCTGTTGTCGCTGTTGGCGCGGATAAGCGCGAGCTCGGCCTGCAGCTCGTTGTCGTACCTGTTGACGAGGCAGGGAATATACCCGGCGGCGATGTCGGACGCGAACAGCTTGCCCTCCCGAATAGGCAGCTTCTCCGCAATTATCTTCTTTAACGCCTCGAAGCGGCGATGCCCCGAGATTATCTCATAGTAGCCCTCGGCCTTTTTGTTGACTATCAGCGGCGCCTGAAGTCCGTCCATAAGGATGGCGTCGATAAGCCCGTCCAAGTCGCAAATATCGTAGAAATTTTTGTCGTTGGGATGTATCTGCTCCGCCGGTATCAGCTCAACCGTTCCGCTGTTTCCGGCGTTTACGTCGCCGATAATGGCCGAAAGGTCAAAACCGGCCTTTTTAGCCACGCTTCACACCCCCCGACAGGTATTCCTCAACGAATTTCCGATAATCAATCCCGGCGCCGCTATGCGGGCTGTAGAAGCGAAGAGGTTCCTGCGCGAAGGTCATGCCGTCGACCCTGCTGGAGCGACGAATTACGGTAAAGAACACCGGCAGGGAACTGCGGCGCAGCTGTTTCTCAGCCTCGGCGATGTTATCGTCCCTGTACCACATGGTTATAAGGCAGCCGGCAACGCGAAGCCTTGGGTATAGTTTCCGCATGTTAGCCACCTGGCGCATAAGATTGGCCATACCGCGCAGGGAGAAGGCGTCGAGCTTAATAGGAATGATGACATCGTCGGCGGCCACCAGCGCCGCGGCCGAGGCCGCGCTGAACGCCGGCGGGCAGTTGATGATTATGTAGTCATATTTATCCTCCTCGGCGGCCGCCGCGGCTAATTCCTTTATCGCGCCGGTGCGGACCTTTTTCGATTCAATCTTGGACAGGTCCAAGTCCATCAGCGCGTCACTGGCGGGAAGAATATCAAGGTTTTCGTAATCCGTGCGCTGAATCGCCGAATAGACCGAAAAATCGAAGCTGTAGTCGTACCTAAGTATTTCGGCGAGGCTGCAGATGGTGGAATCCGCGCCGAAAAAGTCGGTTGCGTTGCACTGGCTGTCGGCGTCTATCAGCAGTACCCACTGCTGATGCTCGCTTGCCAGTATTGCGGCGGTGTTGATGGCTGTGACCGTCTTCCCCACCCCGCCTTTCAGGTTCACGATAGCAATTGTTCTCATGTGTGATGGCTCCTTCTGTCATAGTTTTTTAGTATGTAACCGATTTCATCGGCCAACGGCCGCTGTGCTCTTATTTGCAGGGAGGTTATTGTTCTTGCGCCAGTTGTAAACCGACGCTGCGCTTATCCCGCAAGCTTTACCAATAGCGGGGTCCGATAAACCCTGCCGGTATAGCTCAAGCGCTTTTCTGGTGTCGAAAGTATATCTGCGCTTGCGCTTTTTCAGCCTCTTGCGCAGTATGGGGAGCCCGGAGACAACGTCGATTTCGGCCGGGTGCTTCTCGGGCTTTTTAAGGGCCGTATGCTCGGTGCATCCCTGCCCGCCCGGGCAGGGGCGGCGGTGCCCTGTAATAAGGAAGTAATCGCAGGAGGGTGTGGCTCTGCTCATATAATCGCAGCCTCCCATGCTTCGACAATATTCAAGGTAGGAGTCTTCAGCTTTGCTTGCCATTCTCATCACTCCCCGTCCTCAGAACTTCTAACAGAGCCTCCGCCACCTCTATGTGGTAATCCTTAAGGGCTTTGTCGCATATCTTAGCCAAGGCGATATGCCGAGCTATCTCGGCGTCAATCAGCCTTTTCTGTCTTTCGGTCATAATCTGCGCCCCCTTAGAATGGGATGTCTGTATCATCGTCCAAGTCAGTAAACTCCATCTGCTTGGGTTCCGTTTCCTTTTCGGCCCTCTCCTTCGCCTTAATCTCGGCGTTTATCCGGCTGAGTTCTGCGGCAAGCGAGGGCTTGACCGGCATCAGCGTCTGCGTGGCGCCGTCAAACTGCAGCTCGAGCTTTAGCTTTTCGCCCTCCTTGTTTTTAGCAACCTTGAGTATTCTGTTGGACCTATTGTCATTGATGTCAACCGGCCATAGGAGCATGGCGACGTCGGCGTCCTGTTCAATCTGGCCCGACTCGCGGAAGGAGGCCATTGTGGGCGGCTGAGGCTTGCCCTTGGACTTGTCCGGTCGTGAAAGCTGCGCAAGGGCGATTACGGTTATGCCGTGGTGCTGGGCCATAGTATGGAGGTCCTTCGATATGTTTGTGACCTCCTCATACCGGTCCTTTCCCCTCGACACGACCAGCTGCAGGTAGTCGACAAAGATAACCTGATATCTCTGATTAAGCGACAGGGCCTGGATGTCGCGGACCGTCATGCCAGCAGCGTTGATAAAGTCAAGCTGCAGCTTGCTCAGTTCCGCCGCTGCGGTGCTTATTGCCTTCCACTGGTCCTCGCTCAGCGCGCGCCGCTTAATATCGGGGAGAGGCATTTTCGCCATATGCGCCATAAGGCGGTCGGATAGCTTGCGGAAATTGGTTTCTAACGAAAAATACCCTACCCGGTACTTTGCCGCCATTCCGACCGCGAACTGCAGCGACAGGAGCGTCTTGCCGCTTGATGGATAGCCGCCAATTATGACGAAGTCGCCCATCTCCACAAAGAGCCCTTCGTCCAGCGCCTTGATACCCCATTTCAGGTACTTGGGCTTCTCTTTCTCTTTTAAGCGCCTGTAAAATTCCGAGGCCGCCTCGGCTGCAGCAATAAGCTCGATTTTATTACGGCTCACCATCAGCGCGTTAATGTCGTCGATAATCTTGTTGGCGGCCTCCATGTCCTGGGCTTCCGCAAGGCTAATGCCCCGGCGCTGGACCTCAAACAGCCTGCTCTGCTCCAGCAGTAAATCGCAGTAATACAGCACGTCCTCCGTATAGTATTTGAGCACCTCGTCAATTGCGACCTCGTAGTCCTCGCCGGCCTCGGCCAGAACGGTAACCGGGTCAATCGGCGCGCCGGCAAAGTGCAGCTTGCTAATCGCGCTGAATAGGCCGCGGGTGGCCACGCTGTCAAAATGCCTGGGCTGCAGCTTGGTCATTACTTCGCCGACGCAGGCAGGATTTCTGAGCATGGTCCCGAGAATGGTGTAGCGGACGCGGTTGAGGTTGTTTTCATCGACCATCAAATTACCTCCTCGTCCTCCGCCCAGCTGCCGCAACCGTCCGAAACAATTTGCTTCGGCGGGGCCTTGATTTCATCCTCAAAGCGGCGCTGATTAAGCCAGGTCGAGGCGTACGGGATGCCTATTCCGCGCTGCCACTCTTCGGAGGCCATCTGCCTCTTGAGGGCAATGGCCATTTGGTCTATAAGCTCGTCGCTCGGCTTTAGCTTGTCCCAGGCTCTAATCGCAGCCTGCTTAGCCTCGCCACGCGGATAATATCTCCAGAACTTCTCGAAACGCTCCGGTTTCCAATCAGGAGCCTTTTTGGGTTCCCTGCGCTGACGTCCCCCTTGGGGGACTATAGGGGGTATATTGTTAATATTATTTGTATTATTCTCCTCCCGATTTTTCGGGAGAGGACTCTCCTGATTTTTCGGGGGAGGTGTCTCCCGATTTTTCGGGAGAGGGGTATCCGGATTTTTCGGGAGAGGTATGTCGTCTAAGGATACGGGCTTGTCGACCCATATCCTGCGCTCCTTGACCTCGTTTTTTTCATCGCGGATTATTTCGACGAAAATGTGACCCCGACGTGCAAGCGAGCTTATCAGCTCGCTTATTGTCTTAATTGTCAGGTTGTATAGCTTTGCAAAATACTCATTCGGTGCCCAACAATAGCCGGTAGCATCGGCCAGAGCGCATATCTCCGCATAGAGAAGCTTTGCGTTCGGCCGAAGCTCCTTGTCATATCTCACCCGAGCAGGAAGCACCGTCCAGTATGCGGGCTTGCGTTCTTCAGGCATTAAAACGCCCCCTTGCAATTACTGGTACAATGCTGTATAATATATTTGTTCTCATGTGGTGTATGGCCACAGGCCCTTGCAGATGTACCCGCATCTGCAGGGGCTTTTTCTTTATGTAGCTGCTTCATTTGCGGTCGCCTCCCTTTTTGCTGTAGAGCATTTCAAAATAGGCCTTATTCGCACGTGCGGCTATGGATAGAATATCTTCGTAGACTTCCCTCTCGACCTCATCGATTTTTCCATCGGCGACCATGCGCAGGAGCGTGCGGTCGACTTTTTTATCGATTAATTCAAGCAAGCAGCATATGTACTCGGCCGCAGCCTCGGATAAAGGCCGCCCGACCTCGAACTCCGGGAGTAAATGGTTAAGGGCATTGGTCTGCTCCCTGAGATACACTCCCGGCAGCCAGGGCGCGTCAAGGCATACCTGCAGCGTATCGAGCGCCTCAAGAGACGCTATCCTTGCGCCGCTCTCCCAGGCGCGGATACTGTCGACAGAATATCCGGCGCGTTCGGCCAGTGCTTCTTGGGTTAAACCTTTACAAATTCTCGCTCTTTGAATCGCATTTGGCTTATTTTGGTACATGGAAAAACCTCCTAATCTGGAGTATGATAAACTCGCAGGAAAATAGGCTTGTCCTAATTTGTTCCGAGCGCCGCCCTCGGCGACAGCTCTCTGTCAGGACACCTGTTTTTCGAGCCTTTCCAACTTTCTGCGCTCTTCTATCTCTTTGCGGCGATGAAAATAATAGATTTCGGACATTCGCCGCTTTATCTCCTCGTATTCCTCCCGAGTTTTTACAACATAATCATCATGGATTACGATGCGGCAGTCGCCGCTCATGTAGTCAGCTATTATCGCCACTTCATCCGCCCCCTTTTAACTTGGTAGTAAATGATATGCGCCGGGGCTTTCCCATTTGTCAGCAGGCTTCGGTTATTTCCTGCATAGTGATGGAGCCGTCTTTGTGATAAGTTACCAGATAATGATTTTGGGCGCGATAAGTCAGCCTAACATGGCTTCTGTCCAAGAAGGCAATACCAGAAAGCCTTGCGCAATCCACGTTTTCCCTTATCCACCGCAAAATGCGTTGCTGTTCAATGGTCTGGCCTTGCGACATTAGTGATTTGGGCAACGGTTTCATTTCTTGTTCTCCTTCCTTATGCTGTTTCAGCACATGAATCAGACGGACTCTTATACAGGTCATCGATTGTACAGCCAAGTATTTCGGCTAAAAGCGGAAGCTTATCGCTTGGTACTTTACGCACCCCTGCTTCCCACATGGCTACAATTGACGGGGTATTGTAACCCAAAACCTCAGAAAGCTGCGCTTGTGTTAGTCCTTTCTGCACGCGCAGCCTTTTAATGTTATCTTTCAAGCATTTACCCCCTTCCTGTTATTGGTTTCACATTACGTGAGATAAATATATATCACTTCGTGAGATATGTCAAGAGCAAATCAACATTTCGTGAGAATTATTATATTTGCTTGTGTCGTTTCACTGATTGTGATATTTTTCATTTAATGGAAGGAGCGTGTTAAGTTGTTTGCCGACAAACTTCGTGAATTAAGAAAAGCTAAAGGATTAACCCAGCCTGAGTTCGCCAAGGCATTTAATGTCGCATTTGGAACCGTATCAATGTGGGAAACAGGCAAACGACAGCCCGACTTTCAGACACTGACAAGATTGGCTGAGTTTTTCGGGGTTACTACTGATTACTTACTAGACCGTGAAAATAACAAAAGCTCCGCCGCCACGGAGCTTAAAGATGTATATTTCAACTTTGCCAAACGAGCCCAGGACAACGGCCTCGACCCGGAAGATATTGAAATGATTCTAACTCTGGTTGAGAGGATGAAAAAGAAAAAGTCCGATGACCAAAAAGGAACTTTATGATAGAGTCGAACAAATTCGCGAGCGTATGGGCATAAAGCCGGAGCACTATCCTTTAGACTCCGTTAACATATGCGACAGGGTGAAATCGCTAACGGTAGATTATCTGCCGTTCAAAACTCCCGGGCTGCAAGGCGTGATACTGCTTCAGAGAGACTGCGACAGCCTAATAATCCTTAATTCCAAGCGAAACCGGGTCGAGCAGAATTTTTATTGCGCTCACGAATTGGCACATTTCATACTACATAGAAATCATCCCTCCCAAAGCTTCCAGTGCTTTGACAGAATCAGGGACAAGCAGAACGCATTTCAGGAGTGGCAGGCTAACGAATGGGCTGCCGAATTTTTGGTCCCATATCGGCTTTTCATTCCGGAGCTCTTTAAAAGACTGGATTGGAACCTGCCTCCTGAAGTCGACTTCTATTCTCCTGTCGCTGATGACAGATTTCCTCTGATACGACAGGAGCTGGCTAGATTGTTCGGGGTTTCCGAGCGTGTTATCCGTAACCGCATAGAATCGCTTAAATTCGAAATCTTGCAGCATTACTACGGAGAAGATATATCCGAAATCAGGGTATTATCACTTACCCAGCAGCAGAAACGCGGCATAAAGGTATTATCTATGAATGAACCTGAAAAGCCTTTTAAGCTTAATAGAAAAGCTCTAGACATTATCTGAACTTATTAATTCGATAAGGGGATAGAGATTATGAAAAAATTGAGCTGTATTGTTTTTTCTTTGCTGCTGATTGCTTTATTAGCCGCCTGCGGAAAAACAACGACCCCTACGCCTTCGCAAACTCCGGAAAGTATGCCAACACCTTCCCCAGAAACTGCTGAACCTCTATCTAACTCGATAGGTAATCTTGAAGATATAAAAGTCACCTATGAAACAGATAATGCGCTAAATCAAGCAATTGTGACTGTAAAAAACGGCGGACCCTACACATTCACGGGAGATATCCATGTGTATTTCTATGATTCCAATAATAAGCAAGTAGGATATGACATGATAATTATCGAAAATTTAAAGGCTGATAATTCAACATATGCCAGGATAAACTTAAGCAAAACACCAGTAGCATCTTTTAATTATCGTTATGCACAAGGTTATTCATTCACCGAGGAAGCTCCTGCGAGTGAGGGAACCCTAGATGAAGAACTTTCAGCAGAACTCGCTGAAACGATGAATAAGAACTTTGGAAACGCATATGGTAATCCAACATCCTGGTATAAATACATAGATAAAATTGAGGTGTATAATGGTGCAGGATATAATTACGCGATTATTGTTGTAAACTCTACTGACACTGAAATAGTAGACCGCATCGGAAATATAATTATCGGCAATTACTCTCAGAAGTACAACCAACACTTCAATTTGTCGAGGGTAATTGTCCAAGACAGCTCCGGGACAGTATTATTCGAAAAGGCTGCATAATAACTAGCGGTGTCCAATTTGGACACAATCCTGGGCAAGGAGGCCTATGCTCTTTGTATTGCATATACCTAAGAAAATCGCGTGCGGACCTTGAGCTTGAAGCAAAAGGCGAACTTGAGACTCTTGCGCGCCATCGGGCCACTCTGCTGGAATATGCAAAAAAGCACGGCCTTGCCATAGGTGCAATCTATGAGGAGATTGTATCGGGCGAGACCATCGAAGCCCGCCCGGTCGTCCAGCGCCTGCTGAAGGAAGTGGAGCAAGGCGCCTGGGAGGGCGTGCTCGTCATGGAAATCGAGCGTCTTGCACGTGGAGACACAATCGACCAGGGATTTGTAGCCCGGGCCTTTCAGATTGGCAAAGCCAAAATTGTTACGCCCATCAAAACTTACGACCCCGAGAATGAGTTTGACGAAGAATACTTCGAGTTCGGTCTATTTATGTCCCGGCGTGAGTACAAGACTATCAACCGCCGCATCCAGCGCGGCCGTATCGCGTCGGCAAAGGAAGGCAAGTATTTAGGTGCCGAGCCTCCATACGGATACGACAAGGTGCGCATCAAGGGCGACAAGGGCTATACTCTGAGCCCTAACGAGCAAGAGGCCCCTGCCGTGCGCTATATTTTCGAACGCTATATTTCCGGAGCTGGAATGCCGACAATCGCGCGCGAGCTCGACGCGATGGGGATTAAGCCACGGCATGGAGCCATCTGGAATAAAGAGACTATCGGCGATATTCTGGAGAATCCTGTTTACATTGGGAAGATACGCTGGAGCTACAAAGCCGAAAAAAAGTATGTCAAGGACGGCAAGGTTCTGAAGCGCCGGACCGTTAATGATAATCCGATATATGTCGATGGATTGCATCCTCCGCTTGTCTCTGAGGAACAGTTTAAACTGGCCGCGAAGATACGCGAGCAAAATAGACTGAGAAGCTTCGGCAAAAAGACTCCCGGCAGAACTCTGCAAAATCCGCTCTCAGGATTGATATACTGCGCTGAATGCGGCCAACTGATGAAGCGTATGGCGCCGTGCAGCCGAAACCCATATGCTTCTATAAGATGCCTCAACCCCTATTGCAAGAATGTTGCGGCTCCTTTATATCTTGTGGAGTCTAAATTGATTGAGACAGTGTCCGCGTGGCTGCAAAATATCCAGCTTAAGATGCCGGAAGAAAACACGCTGCAGAGTGAAACTGAAGCCCTCCGGCAGGCTCTTAGGACGGCGGAAAACGAACTGGAAAAGCTGCAGGCTCAGCTGGCCAGGACCTATGACCTGCTCGAACAAGGCATCTATACGACCGAGCTCTTCTTAACGCGAAATAAGGAACTCTCGGAGAGAATATCGGCAAGCCAAGCCAAAATCGAGGAGATAAAAAAGCAGCTGGACGAAATGGGCTGCAATGAGAAGTTGACCGAACAGCTGCCTAAGATGATAAACGCTCTTAACGCCTACTCGGAGGCCACCACAGCCGAAGAGAAAAATCTTCTGCTTAAGCAAATAATCGCCCGCGTCGAGTACCGCAAAACGACTCAAAATCACCGCGGGCAGCGAGATAATGCAAACTTTGAGCTCCACATATTCCCCAGAATAGCAGGTCAGTCCAGGATTGACGCATAAAATTACTGTTATCTTGCAGGCGCGTATACAT